ATCTTGGCGGCGGGCTCGATTCGTTCATCGGCTTCATGGCCGATGTCGGCGGCCACGCCCGACTTGCGGGCGTAGGTCCGCGCCAGCATCGCCGCATAGGTGTGCATGGCGCTGGGCTCCATGGCCCAAGGGGTATTGAGCGCGAAGGCCAAGAAGTGGGGGAATTTCATGATGCTTCGCCCTTCATGGCGTAGTGCAGCAGGGATGCCGCGAGGTCGTTTTCAGTGAGCCCGGAAAGGTCGAGCGATAGCCACACCTCCGCCGACTGGACAGTAATCGCCATCGCATCTGAGAGCACTTCAGGTGATGGCGGGTTACCGGCTGCGATGCGGCGGGCCATGCGGTTCGCGTTGCCGGCCAGCAGCGCAGTCATGCGCGAGGATTCAGGCGCGGTGCGGTCGGTGCCGTCAGGAGACTCGCCGCCGGGCTGCGTGGGGCCGCCGGGGGTGGCAGATTCAGGCGCTTCGGCAAGCTCCACGGTGCCGTCTTCGTTGACGGTCGCCATGTTCACCGGGCGCAGCAGATCGTCGCCGCCAGGCATCGGGTCATAGCCCTCTTCAGCCCGCGCCTCGTTAGGCACCAGCACGCCACCAAGTACAAGGCGGTTCAGGCGCGTGGATCGTGCGGCACCGTCGCCGCGCATCATCGGGCGGATGTCAAATTCGCAGTCAAGGTTGCTGTAAGGGCCCAGCAGGTTGAACTCCATGCTGCTGGCCACGCAGCACCCCAGCGGGTGCATGGCATCGGTCCAGAACTCGATGCTCTGGTGCTCGATGTTGTTGTTCGTGCTCTTGGCGAGGTCGCCAATCTTGTGGGGCGGGATGCCGAAGATGCGGGCGATGTTGGAGAGGTTGCCGGCGCGGTTCTCAAGGAACTGGGCATCCGCGTTCGTCAACTTCATCTCTTGGTAGGTCATGCCCTTCTCAAGCACGGCCACCTTGCCGACATTGCGCCCGCCCTGGGTTTCCTGCCAGGATTCGCGGAAGGTCTGGCGAGCCGCCTTGTCAGCGAACTTGCCATCGAACTGGATGACGCCGCGCGGCCTGGCATCGTTGCCGTAGAAGCGCGACGAATAGGCTTGCATCGCAAGACCTTCGCCGATGGCCTCGCGCGCCGCTTCAATCGGGCTCATGCCCATGTAGCCGTCATTGCTCAAGCCACGGATGTGCCAGATTTCCGTGCGCAGGTAGATGATTTCCTTGCCGTTCTGGTCCTGATAGCGGTAGCGGTAGTTGCCGTTGCCCAGCAACTCCGTCTTCATCCGGTCAGGATGCAGCGGCAGCAGTTCGGAGATTGCGCCGCCGCGCACAGTGATCTGCTGGAAGGAGTTGCCGCGCAGGGCTAGGTGGCCCATGAGCATCATCTTCCACTCATGCGGGGACTGAAAGCGGTTCGGGGCCTTGCAGATCAGTTTGTAGAGCCAGTGGTCCGTGCGCTTCTTGCGCGTCAGTTCGGACGGCTCCCACAGGTTAAACGGCATCACCGCGAAGCTCTTGGCCAGCACGTTGACGCACGCCCACACGGCAGGCAGCGCCATGGCAGAGTCGGCCGTCACGCGAACACCCGAGCCCGTGCGCGCACCAATCGGCTCAAACCAGAAGTCACCATACGGCGAACGGTCGCCGCCCGCATCGGCGCGAATGCGCGTGATGAACATCAGGCGGCCTGGTCAGGCTTTGCAGCCGGTGCAAACACGCCGCCAAGGTACGCGCCGGCCAGGGTGCCCACAAAGAGCACGGCCCCGGCAATGGCGATCCCCCAGCCAGGGTGAATGACCACGCCGCCGGCCAGGATCATCAGCCAGCCGATCAGCAGACATAGGTTGAAGACTTTGATGCTCATAGGTCAGGCCGTAGTCAATTCGTAGTCGGCCCCGATGACGTTTTGCGCCGGGGCCAGCGACATCAGGGCGCTGGCGTCGAAGAGAGCCATCACCGGGTCGATCTTGGCGAAGCCGCTTGCCTGCTTCGTGATGATGATTGCGTTGCCCTTGGGCTCTGCCTTGCAGTTCCCGACGCACCAAGCCAGCAAAGGCGAGTCGCTGTGCACCAGGGAGCCGGCGGCCAACTTGCGTTCGGCTGTCTTGATCGGCCCCATGAGGCTGTAGCCCTGCTTGATGCCGACGATCTTGTCTTGATCGACGCCGCACGTTTCGTCTATCAGCGCGTCAACAATTGCGCCGATTCCAACCGGGTCAACGCCTACCTTGTCCAGCAGGCCAGACATGACAACTTGCCTGGCTATGTCGGCCACATCCGCGATGTCTTGTTCGCTGTCGTCGGGGATGATGATCAAGTCGCCTTGGGCCGCAAAGTCTCTAAAGCGCGGCGCCTCGGCTTGCCGGCGCTCACGCAGCACGATTTCATGCACCCAGGCGCGGAACCACGCCAGCCACTTGCCGGTGTACATATCGCGCCCGAGCACGCAGACCCCAAGCATGTCGTCCAGGCCGCCGCCGTCGATGCCGATCTGAATCACATCAGACCTTGCGATGACGGATTCAAGCGTCAACGACTTGTCGCCGCGCTTCTCCCAGTGGTCGGCGCCGGCCCAGCGGTCGCTGTGCAGAGCCATCCCGATTTCGATGTTCAGGTGCTGCGAGGCCCACAGCCGCAACTGGCCTTCACCCTTCTCGGATTCGTCTTTGAATGCCGCTTCCAGGCGATCCAATGAGATTGACCGGCCAAGGTTCGGCGACACCATCGGCCAATTGGCAACGTCGCGCCATGGCTTGGACTTGTCCCGCTGCATGGCCTCTGGAAACTCGTACAGCACCGGCAGCATGGCGCCTTCGCGCTTGCCGTCGCGCACGGCACGGGCCCTGGTCAAGTCGTCCTTGAAGACACCGGACGGCGCCTCGTCGCTCTGCGTCGTGATGATCGCCAGGAACGCTTCAGGGAAAGGCTGCATGCCGCCGCGAAGCTGGAGCAAGGCTTTGTCAGCCCGCGCCATCTTGCCCAGGACGTGCAGTTCGTCAATGAGCGCGCCAACAACCTTCTTGCCGGTCACGACAGCCGGGTCAAAGGTCAGGATTTCAAGCCGCGCCCCGGTCTGCCGGTGCACGATCATCTTCAGGTGGTCCCTGACGTGCAGTTTGGCGTCAAGAACCGGGTCCAGGGCGATGGCCCCGGAGATTGCAGAAAAGGCTTCGTCGGCCGTCTTCTGGAAAGGCGCCGTCAGCATGAACGGGGCCCGTGGGCGCTCATTCAGCAGCAGGGCCGTCAGCATCAGCAGGGCGCCGTTCGTAGTTTTCGAGTGCTTCTTTGGCACCAGCAGGAACAACTCACGGATGGCGCGAGACTTCGTGACCGGATCGTAGGAACCGAACATGGCCCTGACGATCTGGCGGAACCACTCACCGCCGGCATCACCGAAACTTGGCGTGCCGGTCACATCCGCCAGGCGCAGTTTGTTCAGGACCGCTACCGCGCGCTCTCCCTCTTGGACATTCAGCGGTAGATCAGGAACTAGGCTGCGGCCATCACGAAGCCGCTGCTCCCAGTCCTTGCAGGACAAGTCCCAGTTCACTGGATCGGCGTTGCCGCAGGCGTGCGCAGCAGGACATCCCACTCAGTGCCAACGTGGGCGTTGACGGCATCGGCCTGCTGCTGCTCTTTCTTCCCGAGCGCGGCAGCCTTCGGCTCAGCCTTGACGGCCACAGGCTCTCCAACGTGGGCCGGCGGCGCGGCAATCTGCGGCTCATGGGCAAGGTATGCCTTCGCGGCTGCGCTGCTACCCTTCTTGGCCGCCATGTGAAGGGCTTGCATCACCTCCATGCGGCGCAGGCTGGCCACTTCGGACAGTTCGGACTGATACCACTTCTCCAAAGTCGGGCGCGTGATGCCCAAGGCAATGGCGATGTCCTCGTGCCGCATGCCGCCACCGGCCGCAATGGACACAGTTCGGCGTGTTGCAGCGGTCGGCTTGTGCTCAGGCCGCCCGCGAGGACGTTTCGCGGGCTTATTTGTCATCAATCGTTCCTTGACGGAAATCAACGGGCAGAAAAAAAACCTACGGATGGG